GACAGGTTTGTCACCCTTGGTTGCCTTGGTTATGGGTACTGCATTATTTAAGTTTATCCCTCAGGATAAAGATATTAAGAGGGTGGTTGAATTTATGCGAACAACAAATGTTTCTATTCCTTTTATTAATAATATGTCACATATGATTGAAGGGTTATTGCATTTGTTGCCCTTGTCTGCCCGTGCTTGGTTTAATGTAATGTGTCCAGAGGCTATGTGGAAACAATTGCTTGAATTTGAATTACCTGATTTCTTTGAGAGAGTGGCGAAGTTTAATTTAGGGCGAACAAAAATGTTATTAATGACGGATGAGAGTGTACAATGTGAATTGGAAGATTTGCGTGTGCAGTGTCGTCGTTTTAAAGAGATGGCTTTGAATAATAAAACTGATCCTAAGTTGTTTGCGATGTTGCGAAGTGCAGATAAGATTTTGGAGGAGTGTCGAGACATTGTTGAAACAGTTGGGCATGAAGGTGTCCAGCGTATAGATCCCTATTGTATATATATTGTGGGAGATTCGCGCATTGGTAAGACACATATTACGGGAACTGTTGCAGCATGTTTGGCGCCAGAGCAGTGGCCTAGGCGGCGTTTATTGTATACTCGTGTTACTGGGAATGATTATTGGGATGGTTATGCTCAACATTTTGCAGTTTTATACGACGATTTTGGCCAATGTGAGTCTGCTCCTGGTGGTGGTGAATTTATAGAGGCTTTTTCTGTAATTAATTCGGCAGATTATAGGGTTCCTATGGCTTCACTGGATAATCCCGTAATTGGTATGAAGGCAACCCCGTTTTCATCACAGTTGGTTATTATGACATCTAACTCAGCATTTCCTTGTACAGGTAATAAGATAGCAGTGCAACAAGCGTTGTGGAATCGTCGTAATTGTGTTTGGGAGGCGCGGTTGAAAGATGAGTATCGTGATAAGCGTATTGATGAAATTCCACCAGAGGTTTTGCGAGTTTATGGTCATTTGGAGTGGCAGCAAGTAGTTAATAGGCCGCCTACTGGGGTGTGTAAGGGTCAGATGCATTGTGATGTAGTTGACACGCGTGAGTTCCTGCGAAGAGTAAGTGCAGATTTCATTCGTTTTCGTGGTGTGCGTAAGGCAGGTATAGATTCATTCGCTTCGAATCAATTTGTGAATTTGATGCGAGCGGAGTTATATGCTGAAGATTTGCCAGCTCTTGTTGTTGCTCAGGCAGGTGAGGATGTTTTTGTGAGTCCCGAGGCGAGGCAACATCTAGAGGTTTTAGCAGTTACTGGTGAGTCGCAGTTGACAGTGCGCCAGCGTTTGGCGAGGATTTTGGAAACTTTGCATGTTGGGATTAAGGACTTTGAGCGCCGGCACCCGGTTTTGTATAAAATTTTTATGGCATTACCTTTAGTTTTGGGCTCGGTAGCTTTTGTTATTATTGCTATAGTTGCTGGTCGTCGAACAGAGGAGCCTTGTGTCGCTCAGAGTTTGGAGCCCAAGGATTATCCTGCGGCACGTCGTGGACGAGGACGACAAGTGGTGCAGGCAACCGCTCGTGCACATGGTCTTGGGGGAGAATTATCTTTTGAAGGTCTTGAGAATATGCGCGAACTGCGTTCGCAGTTGGGCGAGGGTTGTTTGTTTTTACGGATGTGTGCAGGAGATGCTCGTGGGTTGAAGAGACGTAATGGTTTAGTTGGGTTTGCGTTAGGAATTGATTATGTTTTGATGCCAAAACATTTGGTTTGCGATGAATTTGGACAATTTTTGGATAACGCAATGATTGAGGCTGTTTCTTATGATGGTGTTGTAACGTCGTGTCTCTTTGATGAGAAGCGAGCTCGTGTTTTGCGGGATGCTTCTGGGAATCCACGTGACATGTTGATATTTAAGTTTGGTCCACGTTTACGTCCTCGTCGAAAGCGTGTTGGGTGTTTTATTACTCGGAAAGAGTTAGCTATTCCAAATGGGGCTGCTGCGACTTTGATTACTTATGATAATAAGAATAAGCAAAAACCTGTTTTGGTGTATCATGATTTACCGTTGGTAAAGGAAAATGTGGAAAGTATTAAATACCATTATGGTGATAAAGAGGATGATGA